AAGTTTTGTTACCCCAAATTACTGTTCCAACATCAGAGAAAGTTGCGATAGGGTTAATTCTACCTTGATACAATGTATCTCTATCTTGTTGTGTTAGTTTTTGTCTAGCTTTAATTGAATTAACAAGACCTCTTGTGTAACCCGCTGATGCGAACCAAGGATATGAAATGTTATCTGTTAACGCTAAGTTTCTACAAACTTCACCTGTTGGTGGTAAGTAAATTTGAGTGTTATTAACTGTATCTCTTGTTAAAATCCAAGGGTAGTAAGTTGCAGTATAGTTAGAATCAATACCCGTATTGTCTAAGTTATCAACTGCTTCTTGTGAGTAGATAATATCTTGTGGGTTACTTGAATCTGGTGTGTACATGTTATAGTCAGGAGTTGTACAGATATAGATTGAATCTGCTCTTGAATATTGAATCATGTCAATCGCCTCTTCAACAAGATTTGAGTTGTTAACATAATCTATACTTGAACTTGCAAATACGTTGATATTTGTAGCTTCAGGATTTGCAAATGTTAAGATACCAAGTAAGTAAGCGTAGTAGTCAGTGTTTGCAAAATCTTGTGTATTGTTTTGAACAGTAATTCTTTTGAATAATCCATCACCCGTAGCTGTTGGATATTTTGAAGATGGTGATGCTCCCGCTAAGTAACCTGATTGACCTAATTGGAATCTGTCTTGGTTTGTTCTATATTCTCTGTAGATATCCCATCCGTCAAATCCACCTGCAAAACATACAGTGTATTTTCTTGAGTAGATAAAGTAGTATGGGTTATCTTGTGTATCAGGGTCAGCTCTAAATTCTGCGGTACCACATTCAAATGCAGTTTGTCCACTTGACATAGATGTATTTGCAATTGTAACAACAGTTGCACCTGAGTCCATATGGAAACCTTTACTTAACACATTCCATTTAATAGAATCTGTTGCAGTCGCCCAATCAACAAGTGGGTTTTGTTTACCTTTATAAGTTAAGAAAGATTCATCAATACCATATTGTGTTGAAAAACCTAAGTAAGTTCTTCTTACAATATCACCAGGTGATTCAACAGCGTTTGAACCTCCTGCAACCGAACCAAATGGTGGGTTGTAAATTGTTTCACCAGGATAGTTGTAAGCTGTTTTGTATTTGATATATGGTGATGGAGTTGTATCATAATTTCCATATTCTCTTTGTGTATATCCATAAAATCCACAAGGAAGTGAATCAATTGGATAATTATCAGCCATTTCAACCATGATGTATTTTGACAATAAAGCAAACTCACCATTAGATGAACCTATTTTTTTAGCGATAAAGTTATTAGACGCTGGGTCCATAACACAATTTGTGAATTTTTCAATTACCACAGGATTTGCATCTGTATCATAGAAATTTCTAACTAACACATCAAATGACATATTATTATATGATAAGTTTGCAATTGAAACTTTAATTTCAGTGTTTGCTGAATCACCATCAGAAATTGAAATGAATTTAAATAAATTGTAAACTTTGTTACCTCTTAATTCTGAAACCAAATATGGAGTTTCAGGAGATTGGTATCTTTCTAAATTCCAAGCAATAGATGAAGAATCTTGACTTCTAGCGTCAGGTAATGCAATTAAATTACATGCCAATCCACGGATATAACCTTGATTATATGCGTAATCTAAACTTGCTTGATAAACCTCTTCAACAAAAAGAGGAACTTGGAATCTTGATTTACCAAAATTATCTACACCTAATACTTTTGTAATGTATTTTGCTGAAGACCCTAATAATGATGTTTCTAATGAAAACGTTGTATTATCTTTAGTAACACCTGAAAGTAAGAATGTTGCAAATGGATTAGAAGTAATACCTGAATATTGATTAGTACAAATTAATTGAACATTATCAGGAACCCAAGTGTTATCATTATCATAATCAATACCAACTTCATAAATTGGACCGTGGTCAATACTACTTGTACTATTAGCGTAAAGTGAAATACCTCTTGAACGAAGAGTTGCTATAACCATGTTGTTGTACTCGGTGTAAGCCGTACCTGTAAATGTATAAGAATAACCAGTAATAGTACCTGAATAAGTGTATGAACTTGTTGATTGTAATGCACTAACAGCGTAATAAAATGAATAACCTGTATATGCATCACCTGTTGTAATATCAAAGTTTGCATAATACCAAGTATCATTTGAACCCGCAGTTAAATCATTTGCAGTAAAATTATTTACACAACCATATGGATTTGAAATTTTACTATAATCATTAGTTACCACATAGTAATCTGTTTCAGGTATTGCACCATAAATTACCGCAGATGTTGCAGATAATGATGGTGTGTCCATAATAGTATCTAAGTAATTATTGAAATCAGTTTGTAGTGTTGATGAAGAACCGTTCAACTGTCTGTATTGAATATTCAAATTCGCAGCAACTTCTGCAGGTAATTGGGTAGTATCTGAAAATGTAATTGTATTACCTGTTGAATTACCTGTAAAATTTGCACTAAAGAAAGTACCTGTTGATGGGTCACCAATAGTTGTTGGGTCAACATTTGCAGTTACAGTCAAAGTCCAAGACGGACCCGCATCATAACCTGATAGACCTAAAATTCTTGTTACGAACAATTGGTTAGATTGTTGTAAATATGATTTAGCAATATACGCCGCTTCATATTTTGGTATTTGTGTGTTAACGAACTTTACAGGTTCGGTTCCACCAAAATAAGCTTGGAACTCATCGTAGTTTGTTATGAATACTGGTTCAAATGCTGGACCTTTTATTGTTTCTCCAACGAGACCTAACGTAGTTACACCCACACTCTGAGCTACGAACGATAAGTCGGTTTCAGATGTGTATACACCAGGTGATACGAATACTTTTTGATTTGCTTGTGCTGTTGCCATTATTAAATTATTCTGTTACAGATTTATTTTATAGATAAATATTCAACTTTTTATGAAAAAACTTTACTTTTGAATAAGTATTTATAAACGGTATGAATTAATTCTGCCTTTTTTCTACCATGAAAACAAAGAAAGAAATTAAAAACATAAAAATATCCCCTGAATCACATGAGATACTAAAAAAGTATTGTGATAAGAGGGGAATTAAGATTTATAAGTTTTTGGAAAATTTGATTATTGAAAAGTGTAAAGAAAAGAAAGATATATATGGTGAAGATTAAACAAGTTTGTTTTCATACAAAATGTTTGCATCTTTTGACCCATCTAATTTAGTACACTCAATTCTTAAAATATCATTTGTTGTGATTTGAATATTTTGAACATCGCTACCGTAATAATCACCATTTATATATACATCCCAAGTATCAACATTATCATTTGATACCCAACTCATATTAGCAGTAAAATCAATTCTATCACTTAGTATATTATTACCCACAACAAATAAAAAATTCATATTAAACTCATCAGGATTTTCAGGATATTTTGGTCGTCTTTGTTTTCTTGTTGATGTATCTATTTCATATAACTCTGTAATCCTTTGAATTGCAGGTTTTACTTCAAACTCTTCTTCATCTATCAAATAACCTAACATTGTAAAATCATAATTTTGAATGTAGTATTTTCTGGCCTCAATTGTCATTTGAGATTCGTCACCAACATTCTCCAAAATAATTGGTACATATTGTCCTTTAATAAAAGTATAGGCTTGTCTTGATGCAAAAGTTTGCATAACAACTTTATTCAGTTGATTAAGTTCTCTCATTCTATTACAAATGATTTTCATACTATACTTTATATCAACAGGAACAGGTTGAGGGATAGTATAAATGTCCATACCTTGTTCATTACCATTCCAAGTCGGAACAGAGGCATAATAAAATTGTTTTCTATTTGGAATGTTATACACCAAAGCAGGGTTTGAACCGTATTTTACTTCGGGAGTCCTAACTAATGTGATAAATGGTGGTGATGGGTTATTGTCCAAATCAGTAAACAAAGCGGTTTCAGTATATTGAGCCCAATTTTGTGAAGTAATAATAATATCTAAAAGAGGTACTGTTTGTCCCGCAGTCACAACTTTCAATTCTTCTTTAACAAAGTTTAACATACCTTTATCTAAATCGGCATGTAAAACAGATTTTGGAAGATAAGTTCCATCTTCTTTGATATATTCCAAAAGTTGTTCTCTACGAGCAGACAACTCTTTCCTTGGAACTAATGGTAATGTTGGTTTAACTATGTTTTTTGGTAATGGCATTATAATCCTCTAAATTCATTTTCACTTACGTATGTTGCGGTTATTGTTCTATAGAACGGTTTGTAACCACCATAAGTGTGTTTATTGTCAGACTTAACAAGTCCGTCATCAATTACAGTATAATATCTCACACGGTCTTCAGTTTCATAATACCCAAAGTAGTCACCCATCAAAATATTAACATTCAAATCATCAAGAGTTTTTTGGTAAATAGAAAATTTCATATTACCAGGTTCATCTTGTTTTACTTTTGAATTACCCAATAACTTGTTGGTCGGTGCCATGATTTGAACTAAACCATTCAATTCTATTGGAGCCATAAATTGAATACCATCTTCTAATACTTCACCATATACATCGTCGGTTTTGGTTCTATATCTATCAACACGATATAATACGACCGTGAAGTTCATGTCACCTATTAACCACTCTTCCCCCATACTAATATCCAAGGCATAATCTTCGGCTCCGAAGAATTTACCTAATCTTGTAATTGGAACTAATTTTTGCATATATTGATAAATACTTTATTTTCACTTATATTTAATACAAACTTTTATTTGAGCGAATGGAAATAAGTTTGGAGTCAAAAGCAATGACAATACTTGAGGGGTATGAAGGTGCAAACAATTACCTTTTGGAGTTGAAACGTAAATCTCAAATCAACAAAAAATTCTACCCAACAAGAAGTCAGTCAGAGTATATTATTAACTTCCACGATAAGGCACCAAAGGTTGCAAAGAAGTGGGTGATTCTTGATGCTTACTTCGCTCAGAAATTGGCTGATGACAAATTATATACGGAGATTCCACAAAAAGTTTGGGTTGAAAAACTTTTAGCAGATAAAGAGAAAGCTTACCACATTTGGGGTAGAGTCTTTGAAAAAGAAGAACTTCACGATTTTTGGTTACCAAAAGCGGCAATTATCAAAGACAACTCCGTTAAAGACGTTACAATAGATTATTCAAAATATTCACACCGTCCACCGCTTACCCACCAAAAAGAAGCAATACAAAAGTTAGTAGAAAACAAAAAGTTTATTTTAGCCGACGACATGGGTCTTGGTAAAACAACTTCAACAATTATTGCAGCATTAGAGTCAGGTTCCAAAAAAGTTTTAATCATTTGTCCTGCAACATTAAAGATTAACTGGAAACGTGAGATTGAAAATTATTCAGATAAAACTGTGTTCATTGCTGAAAGTAAAAACTTCAGTACCGAGGCGGATTTTGTTATTATAAATTACGACATTATTAAAAATTTCCATGACACTAAGAAGAAAGATGAGTCGCAAATTCTTGCTTCCAATTTTGATTTGGTCATTGTTGATGAAGCACACTATATTAAGAATGCTACAGCACAAAGAACAAAACTAATCAACGACATTGTTAAGAAGACCGAAAGACTTTGGTTATTAACGGGTACCCCTATGACTTCACGACCAATAGATTATTTCAATCTTTTGAGTTTGGTTGATTCTCCTGTTGCAAAAAATTGGATGGCTTACGCAATCCGTTATTGTGCTGGTTACCAATTCAAAGTTGGAAGTAGAAAAGTTTGGAATGTGATGGGTTCATCAAACTTGGAAGAGTTGAGAGACCGAACATTGGGACTTACCTTAAGAAGATTAAAAGAAAATGTTTTAGATTTACCTGACAAGATTATCACCCCCGTTTACCTTAGATTGAAATCAAAACAATATGAAGAGGTGATGGGTGAATACTATGATTGGTATGACAAAAACCCTGAAGAATCAAAATCACTTACAGTTCAATTTTCTAAACTGACAAAAGTTAGACAAATTATTGCTGACGAAAAAATTGCTCAGACAATTGAACTTGCAGAAAATATTTTAGAACAAGATAAGAAGGTTATCATTTTCTGTAACTTTACCGATTCGTTAAATAAAATTACCGAACATTTTGGTAAAGCGGCGGTTAAGTTGGATGGTTCTATGTCAAAACCTGAAAGACAACATTCTGTGGATGAGTTTCAAGACAATCCAAAAGTTAAAGTTTTTGTGGGGAATATTAAAGCTGCAGGTGTCGGAATTACATTAACCTCTGCGGAAGCGGTTATTATGAACGACCTGTCGTTTTTACCGTCAGACCACGCACAAGCAGAAGACCGAGCTTATCGTTATGGTCAAAAAAATAATGTTTTAGTTTATTATCCTATCTTTGAAAATACAATTGAAGGAGTTATCTATGACATCCTAAACAACAAAAAACAAGTCATCGCAACGGTAATGGGTGACAACCAACACCCTGCGGATGCCGCTGAAGAAATCTTAGAAAGAATTAATCAACTGAGATATTAAGCAACTACGGATTATTTATATGAAATGGATAATCCAAATTTATGAAAAAAACAGAAGAAAAAATCAAACAACTAGAAAACCAAATACTTGAAAACCACGTTAACGAAGAAAAGGAGTTGTTGATTACAGAAATGAAAAAAATTGGAATAGAGAAATTACCTTATTCCTACTCAGCCCTCAAACAGTTTATTGACCCCGAGACAATGAACTTTCATTACAACAAACATTACAAAGGGTACGTGGATAAACTAAACGACGCTTTATCAAAGAAAAAATACGGGGATTTAGATTTAGAAAAAATCATCAAGACAATTAGTCGTTTTGACAAAACAATCAGAAACAACGCAGGTGGTGCCTTTAACCACGCTTTGTTTTGGAACATGTTGACACCCGAACCAAAAAAATTGGAAGGTGACCTTTACAAAAAAATTACAAAACAATGGGGGACATTTACAAACTTCAAAAAAGAGTTTGAAAAAATTGCCAAAGATAGATTCGGTTCAGGTTGGGTGTGGTTAGTACTAACTTCCAAAAACACCTTGAAACTTATGTCAACACCAAACCAAGACAATCCGTTAATGAATGTGATTGAAGGTGGTGGGTTTCCGTTGTTAGGTTTGGATTTGTGGGAACATGCATACTATCTAAAATACAGAAACAAAAGAGACGAATACATTACAAACTTTTGGAAAGTTGTAAACTGGGACTTTGTCACCAAAATGTATGAGATGAGAGTTGAAACCAAATTAACTGAATCAGTTGAAATGAAAAAACTTTTGTCTGAGGCAAAATCAGACAAGTGCACAAGAGACGAGGTTGAGGCGTGTAAAATGTTATTCAACGTTAACAAAAAAATCAAATCAACATATCAACACGGAATTGATGAAATTCTTAAGGAAGTGTTTAGAGACAAATATGTTAGTAATCCAAGTAACAATGAATTACCGGGAATATATGGTTTAGAAAGTGAAGGTAGGTCAGTTATCAATAAGTTGAATACAAACTACAATACGTTTTGTATCATAATGAAAGACCTTAACTCTGTTATTAAAAAAGAAACAAAAAAAGCACCGATTAGTTTTGAAAATAAAACACCGGCAGAACAAGTTAGAGAAACCGAAAGATATGTAAGTGCGTTAAAACATTTTAAATTCAGAATCTTTAATCCTGAAAGTTCAACATTTATTAATGTATTAAAAGTGTTGGAAGAAAAAAATATGGTTGGTGATAAAAGAGAAAAAATTACCGCAGCAATTCTTAAGAGACATTTTGGACAAAGAATTAAAATTGATGAGTTGGGTAAATTAGGAAACAAAAGAGATGCGTTAGAAGGAATTGACTTGGTTCTTAATTTAGATGGTGAAACAAAAACCGCACAAGTTAAACCGTTCATTACTAAACTTGAAAAAGGTGACAACTTTGTGATGATTGGAACGGGTCAAGTTAAACCATATAAAACAGATTATATGATTTTTCAAAAAGGTAAAAATGTTTTAGTGTTTAATAACAACCCAAAAATTTTAGACGGGGCTTATGTCTTTCCTAAAGAATCGTTAGTATATGATATACAATAAACAATTTTGAAATATTTATAGTTATGGCAGTTATACCAGAACCAGAAAGGTCAAAAATTTATACCAGAATCAAACACCTATTAGGTGCACCATTAAGAAGTGTTGAAGTCACTGATGAAATGATGGATTCTTTAATGGAGTTATCCATTCAAGATTATGAACAATATATTTTGAATTGGTTAACCGATAGTCAGTGGGTTAATTTAGTTAACTTAAACATGAGTGAAAAATCTGTTGCTCAGGCATTGATTACAAGAACAATGGATTTTGAACAACAATTTTCATATTCATATTCTAAAATTGTTGGTCTTCAGGCTCAAGGTCCTTGGGTATTGAAAAAAGACTACATTATCCTTGAAAAGAATAAACAAAACTATGAAATTCCCGCGGGTCGTGAAATCAATGAAGTTTTATGGTTTAGTAATCAACCATGGACTGCATTTGGTTTAGGTGGTATTGGTGGATTTGGTGGTGTTGGTCTTGGTGCTAATGAAGCAGGTTTTGCTCAAATGGGATACCAAGGTTCATATTTTATGATGTCAGGTTTTGACTATCTAATAAGAATGCAAGAAGCAAATATCTTGAATAGAATCCTTGGTGGTTCATTCACATATAGAATTACCGCATTACCTGATGGCAAAAAAGATTTACAATTATACAATGTACCAGGTGGAAATTTCAACTGGGCTAACTACAGCGAATATGTTGGTAAAGCAGTTTGGTATTGGTATTACGATGTAACACCTGATAGTAGAGCAGATTGCTTAAAGAATAACCCTGACGTAATTAAAATGCCAAATGATGTTCCTTTTGAAGAAATCACTTGGACGGATTTAAATGTACCGGCACAACAATGGGTTAGAAGATGGTTTACCGCATATGTTAAAGAAACTTTGGCAAGAGTTAGAGGAAAATATAGTGGTAACTTAAAAACACCTGATAGTGAATTAGTTATGGAATATCAATCTTTACAAACTGAAGCTAAAGATGAAAAATCAAAATTAATTGAAGAATTAACAGGTGCTGAAGGTTGGTTAACAAGATTAAGACCTGAAAAGGTAATGGAAAAAGAAGCATTAATTGCTGAAAACTTAAACAAACAAATGAAATTTAGAGCAATGCCTCGTCAAATATATGTAATTTAAAATATGGCAATAATTAAAACAATACCTTCTACAAGGTTAATTAACGGAGAAATATTAAAAACATCAGAAATTTCTGTTGTATCTGAAAGAGAATATAGAACCAACGGTGAAGAATGTATCATCATCAGAGGTATTGCAGAATCTACAATAACTTTAGACTCAAAAACCACAGACCATGTTGTTGTTAAAGCAATGACCAAAATAACAATAAAACCCGATATAGGTAGAATTGACGAAGACTATGATGAAATAGTTGCCGACAAATACGCTTGTATTGAGTTTAGGTTTTGTACAGGTAATTGGTATATTCTATCCTCGGACGGTTTAAAACAATCATAAAAAAAAGGAATATGTAATTTTAACATATTCCTTTTTTTTTAACTCAAGTGGTTCTCCCAACCTTCTTCCGCCAATTCATACATATAGTCAGGTTTCAATCCCCTCTTTTCCCAATAAGACATTTCAGCATCTGTAATTGCCAATACATCTTCCAATTTATCTTGGTCTCCTTCTTCAAACGGTTGACCATTAATTAACTCACATTGTGATGTGGTAAATATACCTCTTTGTTCAGGGTCTGTAACAATCAAACCATTTCTAACTTCATCTTTGAAACAAACTAATAAAGGTTCAATTCTTTTATTAAAAGTTACAATTGCTCTTGGTACATTGTAATCACCAGTCAAGTTAGGGTCATTATCCAAAATATCTTTGTCCAACATATAACAGTTGATTTGAACACCGTCACCTTTCTTTTGAACGTCACCATGTGATGCTTTAATACCGTTGTTAACATACATAA